ATCAATTAGATTCCAAAGATCAAGAGCTGTCTTAAGTGTGTATACTTTTTTAGCTTTACCAGGAATAGTCACTTCTAGTTTTTGAAGTTCACCATCTGAATCAAATCTGTCATATACATACCATAAAATTAAAGCACCTACTTCATCTCCATATTTAAGATAGATAAGATCTTCAATAATGTTGTAGTATGACTCTTCATAATTATAGAAGTCAATTTTTAGATGATCATGGAGAAAATTAGTTCTAGCCCAACATTCATCTAACATACTAACAAATTCAACAAACACATCTTTTTCTTGAGACTGTTTGTTCCGATTAATTTTTAATCTATTTCCAAAATTACTTAGATTCATTCTTTATACTTATAGAATATAGTTTTAAAAAATTTTCAACATTCATACCTTTCATAGAAGCAAAATAGTAAGTAGCTATACCTAAAGTACCTGCTCGACATGTTCCAATAGGTTCTCTATCTGGGTCTAGGTGTGAGTAGAAATAATATTCACTATTGTTATATTCCATGCTTCTTAATTTTGACTAAATATAATATTAAGAAATTAAGAGGCCAAATTTATTATAAAAATTTTAAGTTGTTTTGTGGGTTATGTTTAATATAATTACCCCACTTATATCGAGCGTATTCATGGCAGTTATATTCATATTGTTTTGCTATTTCCAACTGCTCAGAAGTCTTAGCACTTACTGAAACAAAATGGTAAAAATGGCAGTTGTATGTTCTTACTAATTGAAGTCCATTCATTTGGCATTTCATAAAAAATTCCCAATCAGCTACAAAACCACTTGGTGATGGATAATCTTCAGCAAATCCACCTATTTTAAGAAAATCTAATTTATCTATAAAAATAGGAAATGTAGAACCATTAAATTCAACTTTATCTACAGATAAACTATTTTCATACTCCCAAAATGTTTTTAAATCAAATGTTTTATGATCACGCCCTAAATCTTTAATATGGAATTGAGGAAACATACTTGGATATGGTTCAACTTGATTTGGAGCAAACACCCATCCTGGTTGGTATTTTTCTTCTAGTTTAGTATCCCAGTTTTTAGGAAACACATTATCATCATTAACAATTAGTATTTTATCGTATTGGGCATTAAATACACCTAAATTAGTAGCTCGACATGTCCCAACATTTTCTTCTAAATTTAAGATATCAATATGTTCAGACCATTTTTCAAGTACTTCTTTATTAATGTCATAAAAACCATCTACAACAACTATAATTTGATTTTGGTTTTGTTGCCCTTTGATAGCTGATTCAAGGCATAGATTAAGAATTTCAGGTGTTTTAAATGTTGGTATAATTACACTTATCATGATTAAATTGTTTTATAATAACCTCCAATTTGGAATTTAATTTTTGTATTAATTGAACTATGTTCACTAGGTATATAATTTGAGTATTTAATTACTCTAAAGTCAACACTTATTCTAGCCTTACCGGTTGAGTTGATTTTATTACCATGCATTAGATTGCATCCATCCCACTGTATACATTCTCCATAATTGCAATTCATAGGAGCGAAATCACCTTTATCTTCTTCTGATTCAACCCAAATAGTGTTTGTGTCAAAAGCATTGGTGAATGGTAAGAAAAAATTATCTTCTTTTACTTTAGCAGCCCACTCACCATTTCTATAATGTTTATCTTTATGGAATTCACCTACAGCTATGTTATTAGGATAACATACTCTAAAAGTAGGGATAGCTTGATATACTATTTGTTCATTATAAAGTGGTTTAACAACTTCTAAAATAAACTTATCATACATTTGAATAAAATTTTCAGTACGAGCATACTCATAGAACATTTTATGCCAATTAGTACTTTGATCTTTTTCTCTAGTAAATACTTCTATATTATCATTTAAACTAGATAATTCATTTATTTGAAATAATTCCTCTAATTTTTGTTTAAAAGGAAATTGATTTAAATCATAATTAATTTTTTTCATATTTTATTCCAATCTGTTAAAGGTGATAACCAAGCTGTTTCTCCATGGGTTGAATATCCTGGTATTGGGGTTATTAATAATTCATTTTGATTTCTTAATTCTAGAAACATAGGAAAATCATTTGGGTGAGTTCCATTTGTCCATTTTCTTAAAATAGGTTCAACTCGCTTTAAAGTGGACACTTTAGAAGCAAATGTCATAGTTGTGCTATTTGTTATTTTCCAATGACATGAATCTGTTAAATATACTCTAGTATCTTCAGCTCCACCTTCACAATATGGATTACCACCTTGTTCTGGGCCCATATATTTGTCTGGGTGGTCGTATAATGATACAAAAGATGCTCCTAGTTCAAATCCTTCTTTAAGAATTTTATCTGACTCTGATTTATGTAAATAATCATTTTCTAAAAAATAAATTATTTCTTCATCAGGAGATTGTAAAGCTTCATCCAAAGCTAAATTAAATGTCCCGGCACCATGCCTTATAGAAACATGATAAATATGATCTCTAGTAATATATTTTTGAATCATATTGTTTGTTTCTTCAGATATATTATCAGCTATAATAGACCAATCATATTCAGCCCATGGGAATACTTTTAAAGCATTTTTTAAACAATTTTCATTGTTAATATAAGATGGTTTTACTTTATTATAGCCGACATCTGATATTCGGTATATTATCTTCATGATTTATTATTTTACAATGTAACAACCCGCAGGTAAACCTGAGTCATCATTAGTATGTCTTAAATTAATATCTAAGGGTTGGTTTGTTACTGGGTGGTTAATAAATTCTGGGAGATTTCTTTGTTTAAAAAATACTTTAATAGCATCTAAGGTTTCGTATAAACAAGAATCATCAAAAATAATATAACCACCAGGTTGGACTTTATCATATAATTCTTCTAATGTTTCAAGTGTAGCAGAATAAGCATCTACATCTACTCTTAATAATGCTATTTTTTCAATCCCTGATGTTGGGAGAGTATCTTTAACAAATCCCTTTAAAAATTTAATTCTTGTTTCTTCTCCTAAACCATATGTTTTAAAATGAGATTGTACTTCTTCTAAACTAATAGCTAAAGGTCCTACAGTATTATGAGTAAAATAAGGTGTATGCCTTTCTTTATTATAATGATGTTTAGCTGTTTCTAATGGTTGAAACCCTTCAAATGAATCACATACCCAGATATTTTTATCTTGAAATATGTAACTTAAAAATATTGAAAATCCTCCCCTCCAGCATCCACATTCAACTATATCTCCTTCTACTTCTGATATTTTTAAGTGATGTTTAAATATGGTTTGAAATTCATTAGGATTAACCATAGTTATTTTGTTGTCTATTAGATCAAGCATTAGATCTTCATATGTAGTTATTTTTTTCATATAATTTGTTTTTGTTTTGCGTAAATAATCCATTTCTGTAAATATTCATTTAAATTTGTATCGATATCCATTCTCTGCACATGTCTTCCAAGTTTTATTGAAAGTTGATTTTCATATATCATTTTTAACTGTCCATCACCATCTGGGTTTTGTTGGTTTTTTAGGCATCCTGTATCGTAGAACCATATTACTTGGTTTTCTAGCAAATATTGGCACACATCAACTCCTTTACTTTTGGCTATATTACATACATTCATACTATAAAAATCCCAAGGCCCATAACCAGTCCAATTACTCAAAATAGGAACCAATTCTTCATAAAATGATTTATTATACAAATCACACCATCCAGCAAATTTAAATTGATTAAGAGGCTTAAGGGTTGGTGAGTCTAAAGATGAACATATATATTCTATTTCATGAATATCAACATCAATATGGTTTTTATAAGGTATATTTTGAAACTTATTATTAACTAATATATCCCAAGAAGAATCCCAACTTTTAAATATTTGAGATGTTATAAGAAAGTATTTATTTTTAATAATTTTAGCAGATTCTAAAAAATAAAAAATTAAATGGGGATGAAAATTTACATCAGGACATATTGACATATAATAGTCAATTTCTGGGGATATACATGTTTTTTGTAGGTCTAAATGGCCGTATATGTTATCACCTTCATATATAAAGGATTTATGATTAATTTTATTTTTAATAAGATTATCTAATACTTTATATTTTTCTATAAAGTATTCTTTTGGAATTTTTGAAGTTTCCCAATCAATTATTTTTGAAGATAAATTTAATACTGAGTCTATGTAAATAGTATCTTCATTGTTGATAAGGTAGGATGATTGTTTTAATTTATCAAATATGAGTAGAGTATGATCTACTTCCCATGGCATTATATGGAGTACTATTTTTATATTCATTTTAATTTATTATATACTTCTTTAATTCCTTCTTTTAATCCTATAAACTCTATTAATATGTTTGCTATACCATAATATGATAAAGCCATTCCATTTTGTTCAATTTTAATATCTACTTTATATTCATCTAACTCATTAATTATATTAGCTATCTCAGATAATTTATATAAACCAATGTATGAACAGTCTATTTGTTTAGGTAAGTTATTATTATTAATATAATAATCTACTAAGGAAATCAAATCTTTTATATAAAAAAAATCCATCCATTTATCTTGATGGATAATAATAGATTCTTTATTTATATAACGTTTTATATTTCCTTTAATAAATCTAGTATCTAATTCATTTTCATCAAACACAGCAAATATTTTGATATTATAAAAATTTTCTTGTTCTAGAATAGAATTAGCTATCACTCTTTTACTTAATCCATATGGAGATTCAGGAGCATTTGTTTCTGCTCCTGAACCAAAATGGATTAGTTTTGTAAATTTGTCTTTACAGGATAATAAATTATAATGCATTTTAAGATTATTATCCATATCTACCCAAGTATCAGGTTTTAATCGGCTACCTCCACTTACTGCACAGTGAATGACAATATCAAAATACTTGTCTGAGAAGTACTTTAAGGTTTCAAATGAATTGGTTAAATCAAAATCTTGGCGAGTGATAGAAGTTATATTATACTTATCTTTAAAAGTATTATATAAATTTTTAGCTATATAACCATTTCCACCTGTAATTAGAATATTCATCTTTTTAGATTTATATAAGTAGGTGATTGTTTTTTAAGAGAAAAATTAAAACAATTAACTAATTCTTCTTCATTTTCAGGCCAACTTGAAATTACATTAGGAAAAACACTCATTATTTTTTTATCATCATGTGACCAATGTGAAAAACCTAAATAACCATAATCTTTATCTCTCCCACCTCCGATAATATTTACAGGAATGTTTTCATGATCAAGATAATTACGAATCATTTCAAATGGTCTGTATATAGCAAATGGGGTAATTGAATAAACATATGGGATTTTTCCTTCCATTGCTAACCCAATAGCCGCTCCCATCATAGCCATTTCTGAAGATCCCACATTGTAAAATCTATCTGGATAATTGTCTCTTACTTTATCCCATAATCCATATCCTAAATCACCTGTAATTAGGTAGATATTAGGGTTAATAGTCATCTCACTATGTAATAATTGGGCAAATTGTTTTCTCATGAGTTTATAACTTGATTATAATTTTCTTCTGACATTACATGATAGTGAGCATTAAGTCCTTTCAAAAACGGATATTGTTCTACAGTAGTATATCTTAGTTCAATTTGAGGTAAAAATGCTTTAAGTCTTGTTGATATATAATCTATATCAACTTCTTTATAAGCGCATAATCCATTTATGTTAACAAACACTTCAATATTTTTAATACCTAGTTCTTGAATTGTTTTAAGTGATTCCCAAATACTTCCTTCAGCTGCCTCACCATCACTAATTAATACCCATACTTTTCTATTAGGATTAGCTAATGCTCTACCTAATGCTATTGGTAAACCTAAACCTAAACTACCAGTTGAACAATGTATTTTATTTTCTTCATCTCTATGAGGATGACCTCCATGTTTTAAAAATAACATTTCAGCATCAATACCAAAATATTTTTCTATACACACATACATTGCTAAAGAAGCATGCCCTGATGATAGAATAAAAATATCATCTTTATCCATTTTTGAGTAAATCTCATTAACTATTTCAACACTAGAAAGATAACTTCCTAAATGTCCTAGTTTATGTTTATAAGCTATTTCAACAATTCGTTTTTTTAGATTCATGATTGAGGTGATAAAATAAAATAAGCATAATTAGGATTTTTATTAATATTATTACTCTCAGCTATATATCTTTTAGTTATTCTATGAGAAAAATATTCAGAAAAATATTCCATACTTTTAATTACATCTGAGATTTTTATGTCATCAAATACAACCATTAGATCTTGTTTATTGTTTAAATGACTAATAAATTTAATATCAGTTAAAATGTCTTCATAATGATGAGAACCGTCTATTAAGACACAGCTAATGTCACTAATGTTATTATAATATTTCTTTTCTAAACATTCTTCAGTTTTAAGTTCCCAATGAGTAACATTGTTTAAACCTTCTATATTATGTTTAAAATTAACTTTTATTTCTGATAAGAAAGTACCTTTTTCTTCTCCAGTCCATCCATCAGCTATATGAGGATCAATACTATATACTTTTATGTCTGAAAATTTTTCTGCTACTTCTGATAAGAAAATCCCATGATAGCAACCTATTTCAAGATAATCCCCAGGGTGAGTTTCTAACCAATCTAAAATACAATTACAAAGTCCCCAACTTAAAATTTTTCCTTTTTTTTCTTTTTTTACCATATAAATTTATTTTTATAATACTGTACTATAAGTTTTAATTCTTGATCAAAATTAGCTTTAGGTTCCCAACCTAACGATCTTAATTTTGAATCATCTAAAGCGTATCTAACATCCATTCCTGGTCTGTTATATGATGAATCAATATAATTAGAGGAATTAGCAGATCCAAAATATTCTTTAATTATTTTTTCACATGTTACAATATTTGATTGTTCAAACCCTCCAGCTATGTTGAAAATTTCATTTTGAGTATTAGATTCAACTATAGTAATAACAGCATTAGCTGTATCTTGAGCATGTAGCCAATTTCGAGTTGGTGTTCCCCCGTTATGTAATGGAATTTTTCTTCCTAATTTAAGATACTTGCATGCTTTAGGAATTAATTTTTCAACATATTGACCTATTCCATAGTTGTTGGTTGGGCGAACAATAATATAAGGTAAGTTATAAGTACGAGCCCAAGCCATAATTAACATATCTGCCGCAGCTTTAGTAGCTGAATATGGGTTACTAGGTTTAAGCAAATCAGTTTCAATATGTTCTCCTTCTTCTATATCACCATATACTTCATCTGTGCTGAAATGAAGTAATGTGGGTGTCTTGGATGTTTCTTGTCTGTAATTTCGAATTAATTCTAATAAATTATGGACACCATTTACATTTGAAGATACAAATTCATCACTATTAGCTATTGAGTTACCTACGTGAGTTTCAGCAGCTGTGTTGATTATGTAATCACAATCATAAAGAAATTTTAAATCATTAATATCACAATTAACAAATGAAAAATTAGGATACTGTTTAAATTCTTCTAATAAATCTTTATTAGCGGCATATGTTATTTTATCTACACCTTTAACATACCATCCTTTTTGAAGACAAGCTCGAGTAATATAAGAACCTATAAAACCTAAACAACCTGTTATATATAATACTTTCATAATTTAATTTTTATTTATAGGAATCCACTCTTCAGGAAAATACTTTCCATTAATTATATCATTTAATGGAGCATAATTAAGATAATTATAAGGACAAACTACTTTTTTATTTGGATTTTGGTTTAAATAAGCCCCCCACCAACTAAAAGTACTATTAGCTATTATGTTATGATCACAAAGTGTCATTAAACACATATCTTTAAATCTATCTAATCCTTCAACATAAACACAATTATCTAACTTAAAGTTTTCTTTTACCCATTCTATTCCATTTGAAAAAACAAGATATTTAATTTTAATTCCAGGGGATAAAGAATTAATAGTATTAACAGCTTCTTTATAGTATTCTAAAGATAAATTTAAAGATGAAAATTGTAAATAATCTCCTCTTCTAAAATGAATAGATACTAATATTTCATCTTCTTGTTTAATTTTTGATATATAATCTAAACAAAATTGTTTAATTTCATCTTTAAAAGTAAATAATTCTATTATTTTATCTTGTATTGGATGAAAAATATCATAAGTGTTAAATAGACCACTGATATTGTAGTTAAGATTTGGGTCTAGGTATAGTAGTCTTTCATCTATAGTTTGAGTAGGATCTACACTTATATCATATATATCTACACTATCTATACTTGGAATTGGGAGAACCTTAATGGGGGTTTTAAAAGGCTCACCTAATGGAAACCCCCATCTTTGTTCTATATATTCTTTAACAAATATTATATCTAACCCAGTTTTCTCACTTATAGCTACCATTGAAGCATATTGTGACATTTGAGAACCAAAATCACAGGATGTTGATATATCTAATTTAGTTATAAATCCCATTTTAGAATTTATTAAAAAATTTATTAATAGTCTCTTCAATGTAATCTAATTGCTCATTTGTAATACCAGGAAATACTCCTAAGAAAAATGTATCTAAAGTAGATTTAGTAGCAATTGGAAACTGTTCTTTAGGATTAGGATAATTTTTAGCTAAATCACTATATGCTGGGTGGAATAAAGCATTACCTGTAAAATATGATCTGGTTTGTATTTTGGCTTCTTCTAAGAAAGTTATTAATTCATTTTTTTCAAATGGAGCTTCATCTTTTAATGTTACTAAAAATCCAAACCAAGAAGGATCAGCTTTATCTAAAGCTTCAGGCAAATGAAAATATTTTTCATATGGATGGAAGATTTGTTTTAATCTATTAAAGTTTTCTTTTCTACGTTGATGCATATGTTCCAGTTTCTCTATTTGAGATAGACCAATGGCTGCTTGCATTTCAGTAGGTTTAAGATTGTAACCTATTTCTTCAAACACATAACGATGATCATATTCCATTTCAGGATAATCTTTAAACCAGCTATTCATTCTCATTCCACATGCTGTTCCACAAGTGACATTACCTGGTTTCATAGTATTACAATAGCAAGCTCGACCCCAGTCTCTTAATGATGCTAAAGCCATTCTATGTCTAGGTAAGTTAATAGCTACAAAACCTCCTTCTCCTGTAGTCATGTGATGTGCTGGGAAAAAGGAACAGGTAGATACTTTACCAAATGATCCTAATGGTTTATTATCCCAAGTTGATCCTAATGCATCACAACAGTCTTCTAAGAATATAAGATTATATTTTTCAACAATAGACATTAATCGATCCATATCAGGGGGATTACCTAATACGTGAGCAAAAATAATACCTTTAATTTCTTTATTGGTATCTTCTTCTAACAGTTTTTCTACTTGATCTAAATTTAAATTTAAATTAGGCAATTCAACATCTACAAATACAGGTTCAAATCCATTTTGAATTAATGGGTTAATTGTAGTTGGAAAACAAACTACAGGAGTTATAAATTTACTACCTTTAGGTAAATTTCCTCCACGTTTAGTTCTTAAAAATGAGACCATTAATAAGTTAGCTGAACTTCCTGAGTTGACAATTATACCATCTGCTTTTCCTAAGTATGGGGCAAACTTTTTTTCAAATTCACGTCCTTTTTCTCCTAAAATAAACCATCCATTAAGTAAAGAATCAATAGCAGCTGTATATTCATTACTATCAAAAAATGGACCTGAATATTGGATCCAATCCCCTGGTTTCCAAGTGGTAGATAATTGTTTTTCTTTAATAAAATCTTTAACTAAGTCTAAGATTTGCTGTTTTTTATCACTCATATTATATTATTTAGTTTAAATATTTCTGTTATTTTATTTGTTATATTTTGTTCATAATTAATATATTGAAGTGCTTTTTGATAGTTTTCTTCAATTATATCTTTTTTAGAATTATAAAATTCTTCTGTTAATATATTAGAAATATAAATAAAATCATCTGGGTTTCCAAATTCTATTATGCCTTCTTTATTAAAAAAATTATCTATATTAGTACAACCCCAATATATAGGAATTGTTTTTAATAAAAAACAATCTAATATTTTTTCACTAAACCATCCTCTATGGGAAAAATTTTCAATAGCTACTCCAAACATAGAATTTCCAAACACTATTTCTTTTCCTTTTCGAGCATCTTCTATATTATGTCTATCTCCAATAGTTTGGTAAAAATTAGTTGGAATTTTTATTTCTTTTTCTCTAGCCATCAATTCATGTCTTATTTGATGTCCATAAGATTTTAAAAGATTTCCACATAGATGAGATACTTGAAATATTTTATCATGATTTATTTCATATTGATTTGGTTTAAGCCAACTGTGCCCAAAAGGCATAAATAAAGCATTATCACAATTATTCAATATTTTATCATCCCAGGTTAATATAACATTAAATAAATGTTTATTTTGAATAGCCCAATCATGTAAACCAAAATATTCATTTGGTTCATATATAACCAGTATATTAATAGATGACAGTTCATCTTGAGTTTGGGGTGTACATTCTACAAATAATGAAAAATCAATATGTTTTAAGTGTGATAGTTTTTCTTCAAATACTTTGCTATCAAAAAATTTAGTTTTTATTTTCATATTCTTTTAACCAATAATTAATCATTTCATCTAACATTGACTCAAATGTATAGTCATGAGTCCATCCTGTTGTTTTAACTAACTTAGAGGAATCACCTTTTAAATTATGTAACTCTTCAGGTCGTAGAAACTTTTCATCTTGAGTCACATACTCTCTATAATCTAAATCTAATGAAGAAAATACATAATCACAAAGTTCTTTCACTGAGTGGGATACACCTGTAGCGCAAACAAAATCATCTGGTTTATCTAGTTGTAAAATTTCCCACATTGCTCTAACATAATCTTTAGCGTGACCCCAATCTCGGGTAGCTTCTAGGTTACCTAGTTTTAATTCTTGAGATAATCCTAATTTAATTTTTACTGCTTCTTTACAAACTTTATTTGTTACAAAATTAGTACCTCTTCTTGGAGATTCATGATTAAATAAAATACCATTAGAAACAAACATGTTATATGAGTGTCTGTAGTTTCTACTAATATTATAAGCAAATACCTTAGCACAACCATAAGGTGAAACAGGATTCATAGGTGTAGTTTCTCTTTGATATCCATCAGAGTCTATAGAGTTACCAAACATTTCTGAAGAGGATGCTTGATATATTTTTGTATAAGGAGATACCATTCTAACAGCTTCAAGCACATTTAATGCTCCAATTCCTGTAGTGTTAGCTGTATATAGAGGTTGGTCAAAACTTATCCTAACATGAGATTGGGCTGCTAAATTATATAATTCATCAGGCTGAGTTTTAGATATTATTCTGATTAGTGAGGCTAGATCAGTAAGATCAGCGTATTCTAATTTTACTTGATTAAAAATATCATTTAATCTAGCAGTTTGGTTTTCTGCTACAGAATTGCGTTTCAATATTCCCCATACTTCATATCCCTTATTTAAAAGAAATTCAGCTAAATAAGAACCATCTTGACCGTTGATACCTGTTATTAATGCTTTTTTCATAACATTTTATTATCTAATAAGTATTTATATGTTTTTTTAATTCCTTCTTCTAATTTAATAGGATTAAATGAAGGTATTTTGTTTTTTAATATACTAATTGATACATCTTTTCTATACTGTCCATTAGGTTTAGTAGTATCATATTTGATTTTTATATTGTCTGCGTTACATGCTTTTAAAGCAATTTTAGCCATCTCGTCAATAGTTAAATTTTCAGGTGTAGCTACATTCATGTTATCATAAATGTTATTATCCAAACAATGTTTTATGATATAAGCTAAATCATCAGAATACATAAATTGTCTTAGTGGAGTTCCATTCCCAAATAGTACTATATCATCATGATTATTTGTTTTAGCAATATGAATTTTTTTAATTAATGCTGCTATAAAATGACTATTATCTCCATATTTATCATACTCACCATATAAATTGCAAGGAGTTAAATATTGATATTTAGTATTATATTGTTGATTATAAGCATCAATTTGAACTGCTAATGATCTTTTAGCATAACCATATGAAAAATTAGTTTTTGTTGGAGGACCTAAATGTAAATCTGTTTCTAGTATAGGATAGTTTTCTATTACATCCGGGTAAATACAAGTACTTAATATACCTATAAATCGAGTAACATTATACTTTAAAGAATATTTAAGTAATAATGTATTCATTAAAACATTATCCTCAAAGTATTCAGCTGGTTTGTTAATATTATCTATTATGCCTCCTACTTTAGCAGCTAAATGAATAATGGTGTCTGGTTTATGGGTTTCAAACATTTGAATTATGTTTAACTCAGATGTTAAATTATAATCTTTAGAAGATATATAAACGGCATCTGGTAGGAATCTATGTAATGATTTTCCCACTAACCCGCTTCCTCCAGTCACTAGTATTTTCATAACTTACTATAAAAATTATTTTGTTTTTCCTGTTTTTCTATTGTTTTAGGATGATATAAAGCATACTCTTCCATTTCTGGTAGGCTAGAGTATGTTTTATAACCATCTAAAATTTCATGTACTTTGTTTATCCATTTAATTTCAGGAATATTTTTATAGATTCTCCATTGATGATCAGGCCACTGTATCCATCCTTTTTCATTTTGTTTCCAACCCCAAACTTGAATATGTTGAGGAGTAATACCTTGAACTGTGTTTACTCTAGGAACTAAAATAACATCTACATTGTTTTCTAATATAGCAGGTAAATTTTCTATTAGAGCCGCATTGGGAATTTCATCAGCATCAATTTGAAAGATATAATCACCAGAACACATATCCATTAATTGATTTTTCCAATCAGCAAAATGTCCTTGAAATGTACTTTCTTTTAATAGGATCCAATTTGCAGATGAATATCTATAAAGTTCATCTATCAATTGTTGAGATGCTTTTGGTTTATCTAATAAAACACAAATCTCATCTTCAGGACGTTTTGTTTGATGAAGGAAATTAATTAGACGTTTTATCTCTTCCAATTCATTACAAACTGTAATAGTGTAACTAATTTTCATATAATCCTAATATAATAAATTACCCCAATAGGCCAACATATTCTAAAGCATCTATAAATTCTCTTTCTTCAAAATGTTGGAGTGTTTCCATATTCATTCTGTATTCATAGAATTTGCCTGGTTGTTTTGGGATTGGGTATTTTTCTTTTTCCTCTTCTGTTACTTTAGTTGCTTTAACAGCCGCCCATTTCCAGTTGTCAGCTGTAGCTCCATTAGCAAACACCATACCTTGTGTTGGATGATTGATTGTTTGTGGTAACCAAGTTAAACCTGTGTTTGGATCTTCCCAAGCTAGTTCTTTATATAACTCAGGTAGTACTTCCATTTGTTCATTATAGAAATCACTACCTTTAGTCATTAAACTATTAGTCCAATAACCACAAGATAAAGACATCCAGTTTATAATTTCAGGTGTGACCTGTGTTTCATAACACAAGTCACCTCCTGATTTAGGGCAAGTTATAATTTTATC